TCGCCTCATTTGTACCCGCCAGGTGTGGCGGTGGTATCTCCCTGTAACGCCGGGGTTGCGACTAGGCAACAAAAAAGCCCCAGCCCGCCGAAGCGGAACTGGGACTCCTTGTTAAGAGCTACCTTTTCCTAGCAGATTTAGTCTACTTGCGCATCACTCCCTTTGTCAATTCTCCCGGTTTCGGTGAACGCCCAGGAGATAATCTTTCCACCTTTTACGTCCAATCGGATGTTGCCGTGCTTCCCCGCCTGTAAATAATCGCGGAGGTTGTGAAACAATGCGATGGGGAAAACTACCCCATCTGCCGCGACCCATTCGAGATCCGTCAACATGCTCACCCCTTAGCCAGCCGGGTCAACGCTGGGTGTGGTTCCTCTTTCAAGACAACTTCGATTAACTCCACCAGTTCACGGGTCATGGCCTTGGAATATGGTACGTGTCCGCTAATCACCGTCGCCTCTGCCCTTCGGCAAGCTACGCGGTTGACCTTCCCTCCATGAACAACGTCCAGTAGGTATTCGTCACCTTTTTGGGTAGGGCTGACTGCAAAACCATTCCCCGGTGGGGCTGGTCCTTCATCCACGACCATACGAAAGATACCAACGGCCTCTTGAGATTCCTTGATGTCCTGGGATAGCTCGTTGACCATTTCGGCCTCTAGGATGGTGGCATCCCCGTCAACGAGCCGGTCAAACCAGCCCGGCCCCAGCAACCGATTCTCAAACATAAGGCTATAGAGTGCTTGGCCCAAATCGTTGACCGCAAACTCTGACAGACTCATGTCCGAAATGTGAATGAGTTCGTGTATCAACACTTCTTCTTGCCTGGACTGAGGCAGGGTCCCGTCAATGATAATCAGATTCTCAGATGGGTCGGTCGAACCAAGGATAGTCCGGTTTTTGCGGTCCCCACCAATCGGGTCTTTCGTTGTCTTGATGGTGAATACCTGGCTTTGGAATGTGATGCTCATAATAAAACCCAACACCTCGGTGAAAAGATCATCGTGACGTACGGCATCAGCAACGGATAAAGGAATTCGAACATCTGGGGCAACCCACACAGCGTCACTTGTTGCCCGTTAACCGCCCGTCTTTGGGTGGACCTCGCTTAACTGTCCCTGGGGGACGTGGCTTACTTCCACCACCGCTTCCCGCTTTGCCTTTGCCCTTGCCACCGTTACCTCGGCTGTTGGCTTTACCCATAATTTCCTCGCTGGCACCACCGTGCCGTTGGGTTGAATTACCGGCGAATGTTCCGCTGCCTCAAATGGGTCAAGGGGTTCTTTATTGGCCTGTTGGTCCTCCCGGTAGTGGTTCTGCCGTAGTCCACAATCGGCGCATTGGCGCATAACAACGCCAATCAGGGGAAAGCCCAACCTCTGGTTCTCAGAAATCGGCCCAAGGGGCAGGTTCGCCGAATTGCAGCGGAAACAACGCACTTTTAGCTTTCACTCTCTGGGTTTGCGGCCGCCGCCTCTATTGCCGCCCGGTCTTTGTCCGAAACGTACAACGTGGGAGGGGTGGCAGTTGCTACCCGGTCATAGGCCCTATTTTCCAGTTCCTCTTGCAAAGCCAACATGGTGTCTAGGTCGTTCTCGATCCGGGCCTTGTCCGCCCCGGCTGCCAGTTCGTCAGCGGTCCAATTGGCATAGCCCGTTTCGGGGTCGAGGGCGGGCACAACCGGCATCACCGGCGCCACATAGGCTGACGCCATGAGTTCCCGTCCAATTGCCTCGGATACCCGACCACTCGCATCGACCATCGCCGCTTCTATCCATTTGGCGTGACAATTTAGGCAGGCTGGTTTGTGACCTATATGGGTGCTGTGGTCACAGAAAGGACACCAGATCGTAGCTGGCCTGGTGTTAAGCACCCGGACCACGGGCCGCAATTCGTTGGTTCCGATTGCCTGGGCGTAATATTCGACTACGGAATCCTTGGTTGTCATACTACCTTCCTTTCCTGCCAAACTGCGTTCAGTATTGCTTTAATCCTACAGCCCACCCGTTCCTGATAGTGGTCACCCATCATCGCCGCCCAGATAATCGCGTTGCGTTGCCCAAGAAAACTACTGGGGGCAGTGATGCCGAGGCACCCGCACAGGCTACGATGAAGAATCACGGTTTAACCAACTCCTTGAGTGGCTTCTGTACCGCCGAATCACCCCAAACCGGGCTGTGGGTGATTTTTGCCATGTCCTCGATCTCAAACTGACCATCCTGCCAAGCGGTGAACCCTTTCGTCCCTAACATCTGGCGTTGAGTGCCCACTGGTTGCCGTTTGAACCACTCTGGCCCTAATTCCCGCCTCCGATCGTCCTCGGGCACGTCTAATCCTAAATCAGCATAGGTGACAGTCTCAGGAACCATGGCGCATCGGTCATTCACATGGACATCAATCCTGGTGCTGGTCGCATACAGTTTACCATCCAGGGCAATGCAAGCGAAACACGTCAGGCTGTCGAGGTGGGCCACCCTGCGGTATCCAGTCACCACATCGGAGTTGGCCCGGTAGAGCGCCCGTGTTGATTCGCGGTAGGCCCTCAATGTCTCCGTCCGGCTAATTCGGAGCGACCGGGTGAGACCCATACCAACTCTGTCCCGAATAATGACTGCGGTGCGCCTTGGTGATCGCCCCAGGGCTATCCCTTCGGATATACCCTGTGTGACACCCTGAGCCGTCTCTGGGCCTAGTGGAGCCAAAAGGTTGCTAAGGGGCGCACCGTCTCCGGATATGCCTGCAAACGCCTCCAGAGCACCCGTGGGAAGGGTATTCCATTCGAGTCCCACTGCCGCCAGCGTATCCGTACTTATCCCAAGCGGTAATCGGGCGTCAACCGTGCGGCGTACTACCAATTCTGACAGGCCGACCGCATCCCTTTGGGCCTGGGTGATAATGCTGCCTGCGGCCTCGGCATATACCGACACTTGGCGTTCAACCTGAGCGATTAAGGCGTTGTAGCGTTCCAGACGCTTGACCTGGGCGAAGGATAACTGTTGGCCCTCGATCTGGTTAAGCAACACCGTAAGTTCCCCTTGCATTTCCCGCCAGATAGGACCGTAAAGCCGCACCATTTCGGCAGCGGCTCTGGCTTCCCGGCGCAACATCCGGTCTTGGAATGTCTGGACTATTTCAACCGCTGCTGGCTCAGGCATTGCTACCGATCACCGCTGCAAATCCGGTATAGGCAGGCGCCGCAACGGGCCTCCCAGTTGAACCGGCCCCCGTCCCTTTCGCCGATATACATGGCGTCAACCCTGCCACCACAACCGGGGCAGAAAGCACCCCTTTGTACAGACTGGTAAGAGTGGCCTCGGACCTGGTGGTGGTGGGCCACCGCTAGGGCATTGAGATTGGCTGCCGCAATAGGCTCGAATGGGTCAGCACTCATAAACACTTCCTGTCGAGCCAACCTCGGTAGGCTTCGTGGCTCTGTTCATACCGGATACTTAGCCGATGAGCCACTTTCCCTCCGAGGCGCTCACAGATCACCATTAAGACCTTGTAAAACGGAATGGTGGCCTTATATTTCATGTCAATATCACCTTGAACTCAGATACCCCGACCATAGTGTTGGAATACGAATACCGTTCCAGTGCGGGCAGGCTAAGAGTAATTCTAGGCCACTTCTCGGCCAAGTAATCGTCATCAACCCCAAACACCTTAACAATAACCGTTGCGTCGGGCAACGCCTTGGCAACCAGATATGGCACAAGGTACTGGCTGGGATTGACGTAATCGACCAAGTATGTCGGTCGGAGGGTTGTTCCAGGGGACACTTTCAACAACCGTAAATAGCCAACTGAGGGACGGTTAGTTCCCGAGGGATGAATGAGCCAATATTGGCAGTCCTTGGATTCTTGATACCGTTCCCACGTCTGGTGGGCCTTGTCCCAGTTGTTCCGGTTCGGACTGACACACGTCTTAGCTGTCACCGCCGCTTCCTCAATCGCCTGCCAGGTTTCCGCTAGGGATACCTGCATCTTGACCATTTAAGTACCTCCGGCAGTAAACTCCCGCAGTATCTGGGACCCAAGGTTGGACGACCGGGCTTTTTCTTCGTCCTGGTCTGTCTGCATCTGCTGGATTTGCTCCTGGTCGTATCCCATTTCCCGCCATAGTTGAGCCTGGGGCACCCCAAGGTTCTGCTTTTTCTCCAGTGACGCAATAAACATGTCCTGGTTACGGGTCTCTGGGTCCGCCCATCCTACCTCGAACCGCTCCGTTAGTGCGCCTGGGTTGGTGCCAAACGTGGCCTCCAGCCGGTATGCCATCGCCATTGCGTCCTCCCAGCTAGACCCAAACCCCACTTGGCGGTTGAGAGCCTTTTTGACCAACCCGGTTTCAGCTACCTTGAGGGCTTCCCCAGACGGGTCACCACCGGTTATCTGGAATAGGTGTTGCGGTGTCCGCGTAGTCCCCGCAATGTGCTGAACGAACGCCTCAAGGCTTTTCAAAAGCCCTTCCACGTCGTCAGCGGCTATCTGCCCAACCTCAAAGTTCCCGCCTTCCTCTGCGCTATGGAATACTGTCCAAGCTCCGGGAAGCATGTCGATGGCTGAGAGGTCCACCGGTAGGTTGACTGTGTAGGCCCGGCCAAACCCTGCGTTGTCGTTCTGAATAGCCACGTCAATCAGGGTCTTATTAAGCAAGTCTTGGAGGTGGATGGCGTTGGCAATCTCGCTATTCCCAAAGTCCGAACCAGCAGGCCGATTGCGGAAGTGAACCACCGGCATCCCGAGCGGAGTGCCATCCTTCATCAACCAAGGGATGGGCCAAACCATGCCGTCGCCGGGGTCAAGATGCTGCTCCCACTTGTTCCCTTGCAGTATGAATTTCTCTATGCGCTCCGGGTAATACAAGTTGAGCCGAGTCGTCATTTCGTCGGAATCAATCGGGCTGGTCACCCATTTCTTTGACGCAAAGTCAATCATCCGGGTTGTTTCGTTGTAGTGGGGGATGATCGTCTCAGGTAGTTGGTGGGAAAAGCGGGGCCTTTTATTCTCATCGTCCCAGTCCACCAAAACATACCCATCACCGAGCATGACAACTTCAGTGTGGACTACGCCCTGAACCGCATCCATTCGGTTGGCCTGCCAGGTGTTCCAAGCCCATTCAGCGACAGGGCGGGTGTCCCCTTCTTCGTTGGTTGCAAACGCTGTTACTTCTAGGCGCTCGGCTAGAGTGTCCACTACCACATCCATGAAGTTGTCCCGAAACCTTAGCTCGGCGTTGAGGAACCGTTTCAGACGGTCGGTTAACCTTGTAGGGTGATCGCCGCCGTAGTATTTGCGGTAACGGTCGTAATCCTCCCGCCTAGCGTGCTCCTGTGCAGCCAGCCATCTAAATAGTGCCTGTTGATTGGGGTCATCGAAGGTTCCAGCCAACGGGGTCAATGCGCTGTTAATCAGCGTCTCTGCCGCACTCTTAGCCGTCCCAAGAATTCTATTGACCATCGGGTACTACCTCAACATGATCGCTCTCCGGCAGATACTCCCATCCACCGTCATAATCGCTGTAAGTTTGAACTACCTTACTATCTGGCTCACGTAATGCCCCCTCACAGACCACCTCTACTTCTGTGATAGAAACAGCTTCATCCCAGTCCAGATCATTATCCCACGATACCCAATGGTGGACTGTCTCCCGCGACGGCCAATCACGGTAGGATGTCCAAGTAGTTTTGGTCCAAACATTACCAGGCATAGCAGCCATAGCTCGCTCAGGGGAATCGAACAAACTGCCCAGACGTCGGGCGCTGTAAATACCAATTTCAGCAATGTAGAACTTCATATGTCGTCCTTATCTTGGGTTATATACGCTGCCGCCCCGGCCTGGAGCAACCTTGCGATGGCGTCCGGGCAGACTTCGTTAATTGCCGTAAAAACGTCGGTCATGGTATAGCTATTATCAATCTTACGCTCGGTGCCCTTGTATACCACCACCTCGTGCCCTGAGCCGCGTTGCTCACGCATCATCACAAGCAACCATTTCTCAAGGGCTTCAGCGATTTCCGGTTCTAGTCTGGTGTTAGGGGTTGTCATGCGGAATCACTCCCAAGTTCATCAGTTCATCAACGCCAGCATGGGACACTGGTAGGTTAGCATCCCGTTGAACGCGGCCTCAATCCCGACAGCGTGGACAGTTCCATCCTTGAGAATCAACTCGGC